ATCTATTCTGCCTAATCTTCGCATAACATTTTCAGCATTAGCTTTATCAACTTCAGTAACAAAATTAACTAATAAATTATCTTTTGGTAACATAATTGCCTTAGGATTTTTAATTAATTCTTCTCCCTCATTACGCCAACGCCTAAAGGTTTCATAACTTATACCTAAATGAGCACAAGCCATTGAATAAGAAAGCCCAAGTTTAATTCTTGTAGAAAATTCTTCTATTAATATTTCAGTTAATTTAGTTGGTCTAGCCATAATGCGTTCTCCTAAATTGTATCATATTTCTTTTTTTTATACACACAAAACACATTTTACTAGATAAAAGATAATTTTTTGCACTTTTAGACATAGAAAAGCCCTCGTTATTGAGGGCTAGTCTATTTTAAATTAATCCTCTAAATATAGTGTTTAATCTAAATTTTATATCTTTTTCCATTATTGCTTCAACATTTTTTGATGAAATAAGAACATTATTACCATTTATTGTCATTTGAATTGTCAAAAAATATCTATTTGTTCTTTCATCTTTATGTATGCTAACTGATGTTTGTTTATTAATACCTTCTGCAATTACTTCGTGATTTCTTACTTTAACTGCTCTTTCAGAAGTTTTTTTATTTGCATTTTGATATTCTACATCATAACTATTAATCCATAGACCTCTTTCAGTGTCATACATTAACTTTTTGTTATCTGTATAATCTTTTAAGGTCATCTTGTTTGTATAACCTCTATCATCAATTAGTCCTTGGACTGCTTTTACTATTGTGTTAAATTCTGATTTCTTCACTTTTCCTCCTTTATCATATCTAACATACTTATATTATATGCTTCACTATTTAGAAAACACCACTTCTTTTTTAGGATTTTATTAAAAAAAATACATTGAAATCATTGAATTCTAGCTCTTACACTTAGTACCAGAAAGAGAATTACTACCGAGAGAACAAAAGCTCAGGTATGTTTTTGCTAATGTATTTCACCATTCCAAGTTTCAAGCAAAGAAACTACTACTTCTTCTATTTTATCTATTTCAAAAACTACTAATCCATTTGAAGTTCCGTCAGGCATAGCAACAAATACAAATGGTCTTGTATCTCCTATTCTTGTATTGGTATCAGATTGTTCTTTAGCTTTTAAATATTTAGTCCAAATAGTTTGAACTTGTTTTCCTGCTTTAACTTCTACTCTAACTTGTCCTTGCCAACTTTCCTCATTGCCCATTTGTCCTCTAAATTTGGTATCTGGAATTTTCATCTTTTTACGAGCTAAGTTTTGCTTTCTACGACCTTTTTGTTTATTTCTTAAGCCTCGTTTTTGATTTTCAGACCAATTATCTCTATTTTTTTTATTCTTTTGACCAATACCACTTAAACCTTTTTCTTCGTGCTTTCTAGCTTTAAACTCAGAATAAGTTTCGTCATCTTTCCAATCGCTAATGTCCATAGCAATAATTACACTTATCTAATTTTACTTCTATTGGCTCTATTATTGTTGAGCAGTTTTGACAAACTAATAGTTCTTCTTTTGCTTTTAATTGTCCTAATTGTGCAATTGCTAAATTACTTTCATCTTGTAAAGCTCTAGCAAATGGAATAATATCTTCTGCTTTTAACAATATTGGTGCAGGATGAGGAAAAGCCCAAATGTAAATGCTTACTTGTCCGTCATTATATCCTTTGCCTATTGCAATTTCGTTTCCGAAAACATCTTCAAATACAAATCTGTTATCGTTATCTTCTTCGTTCCAATGCCCATTCATAATAATATGCCTTGTGTTTTCTTCCTTTCATTCTACAAGACTCTTCAAGACAAGTTATCGTTTCTATAGGAACTCCTACTTTTCTAGCGTTATAAACTACATCTCGAATATTTTTACTATGATAAGAACATAAATGTTCGCCTCTAATTAAGTCATTTAATATTTCAGTTCTATCTAAAACTGGAATATCATTCTTGTTCTGCTTTAGCGATTGCTTTTTCGAACTTTCCTTTATTAAGTTTGTCATGAATAACTAACTCCCCTGTTGTTTCGTGATATTTGTTTAAATATTCTACTAATTGATATTTGCTTTTAAATCTCATAAAGCCCTGCCAAGTTCCATTTAATTGAACTCCTTCACGATTTCTAAAAACAATTCTATGATTGTCTGTTACTTCTTTATCCATACAACATCTACAAATGCCATATTCATTATTTAATGATTTATCTTTTTTAATAACATCAAAGTAACAATCCATACATAATGCATTACTATTGTTTAAAACAAATATATTTAATTGATTTTCTTCTACATCAAAAACTTTTATTTGGTTATTACAAAAATCGCACAACCAATCACTTTCAGCAATTGATATAACTTCTGTTGGTTGGTCATCAAATTGAATTGTTATAGAACTGCCAACATTCTTTCTATGTGTAATTGGATTTTCGTAAACTACAAATTGTTCTTTCATCAGCTTAACTCCTTAATTAACTCATCTAAGTCTTCACTTATTACTTTAAATGTATTATAAGGAACTCCGTCTGGTGTTCCATATTTATATCGCATTAATTTTTCATCTGTTGTATTCGCTATAATGCCAACAAACTGGCTATAGTTCAAACAATTTTTGGCAATGTTATATAAATTTTCATCACTTGTTATCCAAAGTGCAACATTCCAAGTTTCATAATTTTTCCAGCCATTGTGGTCGTGTAATCTGTACATAGCAACACTTCCTTTATGACTATGAGTTGTTCTGTTACAAATATCACTTTCAATCTCCCAACCTTTTTTTCTCAACTCGCTTATGCGTTGTGAATAAGTTGGAATAAATTCTTTCTGGAATTCAGTTCCACAAATCCAAGTTCCATTTATTTGTAACTTAGATAGTACTTTTTCTATCTGTGTTTTTTCTTTCATTATCTTCTCCTACTTGCTACTCTTTGAGTTAAATGATTGCTAAACTTAGCAGTCATTCTGGTATCTCCAGTAGCACATTGTCTATTACCTTTGTTTTGTCTAAGCAGAACTTCATCAGTTATGCCTAAATCTTCTAAACATTTCTCACTATGAAAGAATATTCCGTCCCATTCAACATTATTGTATCTGTAATATTCAATCAATTTAATTTGAGCCTCATGTCCTAAAAATCTACCAACCAACATTAACATCTGGCTTGTAAAATATCTGTCATGGTCATTACTACAACCTCTGCCTTGATGAGCTAACTCATGCAGTACTGTTACATCACTTGCCCATTTTTTTAAGTTTACAGAATTGTCCCATTCTTTAAAAAATGAAGCACCTGAATATGAATTAATAATATTAACATCTACCTTTTTAAAATATCTTTTATAAAAATAAGTGTTAAATATTTGCTTAATATTCTTTTGCAAAGTCTTATCAATAAATTCTAAATCTTGATAGTTATCATTTTTTACTCTTTTAGTTGTTCTTCTATTCATATAAAGGTGCAAGTTCCAATCTTGTCTTTCCTTTTCTTCTTTGATAGCTTTCAAAGTTATTTCAGCGTCCATATATTTAAAAGTTCCTTTTTTATCTTCATACAATCTATTTCTTCTGCTATATCCTTCCATATCTATAACAACTTTATATTCTGTATCTTGATATTTTTGGACTAATTCTTCTGCTTTATTCCAAATTTCTTCTAAATAATTCTCATCTGAATTTTTATAATTAGCAAAACTAAAAGGTGCTCTATCCCAACTTGAATATTTAGAAATTGAATAACTTTTATAAATATATTCATAAGTAAATCTTTCAATTGCTTTTTCTATCTCATATTCTGATTTTTCTAACCATTCATCTAATCTAATAATTGGTGCTGAAACTGATACATATCTACTTCCACTTAAATAATCAATATGAGTTTTTTCAATCTGAACACTATCTATAACTCCGTCTGAATTTACTCTAAATTTTGCAGGAAACTCTGCTTCTTCCTCAAATGACTTTTTATTAAGCTTTTTGATATTAGGAATAATATTATAGGTCTTACGCATACACGATTCAGCACTATAAACTTCTTTTTGTTGTTTCATATCAACTCCTTTTTATTATCTAACATATAAGACAATTATATACCTACTATCGAGCTATACCAACTTTATATTTTAAAAGTTTCTTCTAAATCAAAAGTTTTAATTATTCTTTCTCTAATTTTTAGTTTATTAGACTTCCACCAGTTATGAATTTTATATTGTTCTTCTAAATGTTTTGAATTAGCCATATCTTTTTTTACCTCCATTTGCTACTCCGTCATTAGTTGGTCTTTTCAAACCACGATACATTCCACCTTTTTTAGATTTCATTTTTCTTCTTTGTGCTCTATTCATCTTTATACCTCCAATATTGGTAATAAGTCTTTATGTGGATGAGTTTCTAAATCGAAATGGTCTTTACAAAAATCAAAGTGGTGCCATATATGCCAAGTGGCTCCTGTTGATTTAGATTTAACCATTTGCCCAGTTTTAACTACATGCTTACCACAACCACCTGTAGCTTTTCTATTATTATCTCCACCAAAAGAACATCTTTTAACATCTTCTGGTTTAGGTAAATTTTCTGGATTACCTTTAAATGCCATTTTTTCCTCCTATATCTAACATTTATTCGATTATATAATAAAACTATATCTATTCCAGAACACTTTATAACTTTGTTCTCAAATCTTAACGCTCTGCAACTAAGTTATATCTCGGCACAGTTATACCAGAGAGATTTCTCCTAACGAGAGAACAAAAGGTCAGGTATCTTTTTTCTCCATAATCATTGAGGTTTTTATTCTTCTTCGTCTTTACCTAAGATTTCATTAACTTTCATAGCTACATTATTAAGACTTAAAAGTACTGCAAATGTCTTATGACTTAGAATTGAGCCTCTAGGAAAGCCAATTTTTTCTAAATCAGTTAATGTTCCGTCTGGTAAAGTAAATTGTCCCCAATCAGAAACTTTGTTAATGTAATTGTTATCTAAACTTATTACATCATCTCCTAATAGTTCTAAATATTGCAATTGTAGTTTCCAACTGCCACCTAACAAATGGACTTTTCTTCCTTTAAAAGCCTCCCAAGGCACTTCTGTTCCACCATAAGAAGTTGGTACTGAAAATCCTAATACATAATCTTCTGGTATTTTATCTATGCAATTATATTTTGGAATAATTATCATATTTTCTGTATGAGGTGCAATATCATCTGCAAACTCCATTATTTGTTCAAAGGTATAATATTCACAATCATTTGCTCTACATTGGTCTGAACTCATAACATCTCTAGTAGTTGCATATTTAGGCTTAAAATGTTTTACTGCAGTTAAATGTTTTTCGTGATTGTAATCTTTCCAATCGTTATCTATGAATTGTATATCGTGGTGCCATAAAAATCTTTCTGCTACTTCTGGCTTATTTACATATCGAATACTTTCAGTTGATATTGAGCCACATAACCAACCAAATTCTTTTGCAATAAATGAACTTGGGTCTAAAGGTGTATAAGAATAAATTAAATCAATTGGTAAATTTCTAGCTACTCTTTTTCCTTTTGGTTTTTTATTTATTCCTAAATCTAATGGCTCTGCTATTTCTTTTAATAATGCGTCTAAATCATCATCATCAAATCCAGTTCCGCTTAATCCACTATCTTGTGCAACTTCTTTTAATAATTCTGCTAAATCATTATCGTTATAACTTGCTAAATCAGATATTCTATTATCAGCTAAAACTATTTTTTTAGCAGTTTTTTCATCAACATCTACAAATTCAACATTAACTTCGTCATAACCTAACATCTCCATAGCCATAACTGTATGATTACCTGCTAATATTTCATTGTTATTTTTATTTACAACAACAGAACGAAACTGTCCTAATTCTTTTATGCTTTCAGCAATAGCTCCTACATCTCCTTGCCTAGCATTTTTTGGATAATATTTTAGTTCACTTATTTTAATTTTCATTTTTTACTCTTTTCTATTCTACAATATTGACAAATAAATATCTGGTCTAAATCAATCCAATTATGACCGTCTATTTGACAATCTCTTTTCTTTACTTCTTTTTCTTTTATCTTATTTAAAATTTTCGTAAAATTATTAGCAATACCATTAGGAGTTATATCAATTGAAGTCCAATTTTTCTTATACCAATTAGATACATTCTTAATTTGTTCAACAGTAGCCCCAACTTCTTTTAATTCTTTTGTAGCTCTTTGAACTCTGCCTAATTCTCCTCTAGGTGCTTTAGTCCAATCTATATCACATTGATTACATAATTCTTCAAATATAAAATCTCTTTTTCTTTCCTTTGTTCTATTGGTTTTTGTTCTATTGGTTTTTGTTAGGTCATTATCGAGGGCAACAGGGGTGTCTTTATCAGTACTACTAGGGGTGTCTTTATCTATGAGTACAGGTCTAATAGTTTTTAATGTATATAAATTACTTTGATTAGCTCCATTTTCTTTTGGTGGTCTATTCTGAACTGAAACTGCTTTAATATCTATTAACTCTTTTAAAACTCTATCAATTGAACTTTTAGAACAATTCATATTTTTTGCTAATGTTGCTCTACTTGGAAAGCATTTATTTGTATCTCTATCTGCATACTTCCATAAGTTGCCATATAAAACTTTTGCTTTATCTGATATATTTGCTAATAAAATCCATTCTGGAATTATTACAAATTTATTATCTATATCTAATTTATCCAATTTATAACTCCTAATATCGTAATGTTTATGGGCTTATGTGTCTTAACACTTATACCAGAAACTTTTTTCCTCTTGTCTGAGGGCAATCTCAAGTAAGTTTTTTTACTAAAAAATAAAAAATGGGCTAAAACCTAAGTCCTAGCCCATTTCTATTAGTACGATACAGGGATTATATCATTCTTCTTCAGTAACTGAACTTACTAATTCTGATTTTAATAAATCGTGTAAGATAAATTCTTCATCTTTTACATATAAATGCAATGCTACTCCAAATTTCATAGCACATCTTTTAAATGCGTCAGACTCAGCAACTTTTAATCTTTCAGCGTCAGTTTTCCAATTAAATGGATGTTCTACAACTCCAGTACTTTCTTTAGTAACAGTTTGTCCATTAATAACTGCAGTTATTCTATAATTGCAACCTACAAGTACTTGTTGTTCTTTTTGTGATTTAGGATTATATAAATATTCTTTTAAATGATAAGGAACATTTTCAGTAAAGTTTCCTAATATTGCAATAAGTTTTTGTCTAACCATTGCGTGTTCTACATAATCTCCATATTTACCAATATCACTTCCACTTTTAACTGCTTTACCGCTAAAAGGTTTTGATAACTCGGCATATACCTTTTTTGTGTTATTATCCATTTTTACCTTTCATTTCTATTACTTCACTAGCTAACCATAAAGGACTTTTACCAACTAAAGTAAAAGGTTTAGGTAGCTTGTCATTATACTTCCACATCCAAACTGTATTAATTTGGACATTGTAATATTTAGCTATTTCTTTAACAGACCAATATTTAAGCCAAAATTGTTCTTCCATTATTCCTCTATTTCTAATAACTTACTTTTTGCTTGTTTATATTTTAAGTCAGCTAATTGATAACGCATATTAGTTTTAAAATGTCTTAATAACATTTCATTTGTTCTTAATAGTTGAATATTATTTAACATCATAACTACTAATAATCCACTTAACAATATAGTGTCTATATCAACTCCGTTCATTATTTCTCCTCTACTTTTCTTTTACTTACATATTTCATAAAGCTACAGCCGTCAAAAGTTGCTCTGCCCCATGCAGTACTTTCTGCATATTGAAAGCCTTTATTAGTGACTATATCGGTATAAAATAAATCTCCTACATCTTTTTCAACTTGGTAATAAAAAATATATCTCCAAGTGTTTTTTGTTTTAGTTATAACAGGATAATGATTATGACCTTTTCTAACTCCGTTAATTTCTTTTCCTATATGATTATTAATTTTTCTCCAAGGCATAATTATCTCCAAACATCAGGAACATCTTTTTTATATTCCTCAGCCCATATTTCAGTTTCACTTCGTCTATCTTTTTCTAACCAGTTTTGAATGCTTATAACTGCATGACCAAACATAAAGCTTGAAAATAAAATCATAAACCATTCTTCCATTAAAATATTTTCATTCATTATTGATTACCTCTAACTCTCTTAACTGGCTTAGCGTTATGATTAAGTCCAATATTTGCATTATCTCCAATAAGTTCTAGATTAACTTCGCTAGTAACTATTGGATTAGTTAATTGGACTACTCTATCGGAACTTACTACATGAGTTAAAACAATTTGGTAATCTTTATTTTCATAACCAACATATTCTCTCTCATACAATAAATTATCTTCTTCGTTTATTGCTTTGTATATATCCACAATTTCTCCTTATTATCTAATATAAGATAATTATATAACCTATTTGAGATATAACAAACTACTATTTCATAAAAAAAAGGGCTTACAATCTTTCCTTTATAAGCCCCTTTTTTTTTGTGTCGATATGAAAGAAAAACGAAATAAATACTTACTTATCTATACACAATGCCCGCAATTGATTGTCATAAATATGAAAAGCATTCCTTTCTTTGTTTTTACTAATTTATATTATAGAAACTATGTAAGATAAATTTATTTAACTAATTGTAAGAATTCATTTCTAGTTTCAGACTCAGCCCTAAATACACCATTCATAACAGAAGTAATCATTTTACCGTCAGTCTTTATTCCTCTAGCAACCATACATAAATGTTGCCCCTCTGCAAATACTGCTACATTATCAGTTTCAACTAATTCAGATACTTCTTTAGCAATATCTTCTACTAATTTTTCTTGTAGTTGTAATTTATGTGCGTGTTTATGAGCTATTCTTGCAAACTTAGATAAACCTAAAACTTTATTTTTAGTTATATAGCCAATTGATATTGTTGAATTAAATGGCACTAAATGGTGTTCACATAAACTCCATACCTTTATATTAGAAACAATTACCATTTGGTCGGCATTAACTGCCTCAAAAGCAGTATTTATTTTTCCTGGTTCATATTCAATAAACTCTTTCCAATATTTAGCTACTCTTTTTGGCGTTTCTAATAATCCATCTCTTGTTGGGTCTTCTCCTATTTCAATTAAAAGTTCTGTTATTAAACTTTCTATTTTTTTAATGTCCATTATTTACCTCTTTCTTCACTCCATAACAAAACATGTAATCTAGGAGTTAGGTTATATCCTCTTTTTAAAACTTCATCTGCTAAATTAACCATAGTTATAAAATGGTCTTTATTATTTTTGCCTTCAGGCATTATATAAACATTATCTAATTCATTATCGTTTACAATTTCATCTACTTCATTTAGGTCATTGATATTTTGTACTACAAATTTAAAAGCATAGTTTTGTGCATATTGCATATATTGTTCTAATACTTTTGGCTTAATAGTTTTATCTTTAGGCATACCTGCATTAGATAATTTAGGGCTTATGTTGAAGTAATCTATATATTCAAATAGTTCATCATTTTTAACTAAAACTGTTCCATTAGTTTCAATTTCTATAACATAACCTTTATTAGATAAATTTTTCATTACATGTAAAAGTTTTGATTGTTGGCTCATTGGTTCGCCACCAGTAAATACAATATGGCTACCAATAGGCATATCTAAAGCCATTATTTGTCCTATAACTTGTTCAACTGTAAAGCCAATTGTTTCTTTTTTTGGGTCATATGCCTTGCCATTTTTTCCTTTCCAGTCCCATGTATAAGGCGTATCACACCAACTACAAGTTAAATTACAACCACTAACACGAACAAATGCACTTAATTTACCTATTGTTTGTCCCTCGCCTTGAAAAGTAGGTCCAAAAATTTCGTTAATACGAATTAAAGGTAAAGTTTTATTCATAATAACTTGCAATAGTTTTATCAGTTTCTTTAACACTAACTTTTGATAAAACATCTTTATAGCCAATATCATTAAACATTATTTCAAATTCTTTAAATAAAAACTTAGCCATTTTTTCTGCAGTAGGATTAAAACCTAAAACATCATTCAAATGTTTATGGTCTAAATTATCATCAATATATTTTTTAATAAAGTCTAATTCGCCATAATCAATTACAAATCCAACTTCATCTAATCTAACACTTAATAATTCAACAATAACTGTGTAATTATGTCCATGTAACCTAGCACATTGATGTTCTTCTGGTAAATTAAGTAATTGATGACTTGCCGAAAAAGTAAATTCTTTAGCTATTGAGTACATTTTTTATTCCTTTCAATATTTATGGTCAAAAAACACCTATGAGCTTTTGTTCTCTCGGTAGGAAAAAGCATTCATTGGGTATTAGCCCTACTTATTCTCTTGAAACTCTTGTTGTAATGTTAAGGCGTTTTCTAAAACATAGTCCCAACCACCAACATATTCAACAGGGTCGCGTCTTCCAATTGCGTGAAATGCTAATATTCTTTCTACATCAGAGCCAGTTTTACCATTTGCTCTTCCTTTTTCATCAGGTGCATAAGAAGTATTTGTATTAGCAAATACAATATCAAAGTCCAAATCTAATTCATGGCAGTTATAAACACTATCTTTTAATATTGTTTCTTTATCGCCGTCTAAATAAGGAAGTTTTAAAGATACTTTTTCACTATCCCAATTACCTACTTTAAAAGCATTCATAGCCTCTACATAAAATTCTGGTCTGCAATCAGGATAAATTGCATGGTCGCCACTATGAACTCCTAATCCAATATCTACTTGGCAATCTTCTCTATTAGCAATAGAAAGTGCATAACCTGCAATCATTGAAAAGAAAATCATATTTCTATTTGGTACAACTGTAGCTTTCATATTATCTTCTTCATAAAAGCCTTCTGGTACTTCTGTATCTTTTGTAACTAAAGCAGAGTCATAAAGGTTGCCTAATTGTGATACATCTAAGACTGTATGCTCAATTTCATAACCTTTTTCTTTTAAATAAGCTAAATTGTTTGCTAATCGTTCAAGTTCTAATTTATGCTTTTGTCCATAATCAAAACTTAATGCAGATACTTTATAACCATTTGCTAAAAAATGAATTAATAAACCTGTACTATCCATGCCTCCACTAAGGCTTAATACTGCTCTTTTCATAATTACTTCTCCAAATAACCAACAGAAGTAGTTTCAATACCACCTCTTTTAGATTGTTTATTTGTAACTTTTACCCATTTAGGCTCTAAAGTATCAAATAACTTTTGTGCAATATCACTTGCTAATGCCTCGCAGAAATGTCCTACTTCTCTAAATGTCCATAAATATAGTTTTAATGATTTACTTTCAATACATAATTCATCAGGCATATATTCAATAGTCAATTCTCCAAAGTCAGGTTGTCCTGTCATTGGGCATAAACTTGTCAATTCATCTGTCCAAAATTTTACTGTTTGTGTATTTTTTGGTGCAGGAAAAGTTTCAAGTTGGTCTAATGGATTTCTTGTCTTTTTTCCTAATATAGTTAGGTCTTTAGTATATTCTGGCTCTTGTGCCATTATGTCCTCCTAGTTTTGTATTAAGGTTTTCTAGTACTTAATTTAAGGTTAGCAGGTATAAAAAATTTGTCTATTATATAATCTGTTATCGCTATAACAACTAAAAAACAAATTAGCCTAAAAAAGAAGTTTATAATTCATTATAAATCTCTTAACATAATAATTGAGATTTATATACACCAACAGGGTATAATGATGATACATCACAGATAACTCCGTGATTATTATCTAACATAGAGAAGACTTTAGGGACTAGCAATAGCCTCTAAGGTCTTCTTTTTTTTGTTTAAAATGGAGGAGTTTCTACAATATATCGTCTTTGTGCTTTAGGTAATGGTGCTAATCTTTTTGTAACTATATTCCAATAGGTAAAAGGTAATCCAGTTTTTGAAACACCATGCCACCTATAACCTAATTTCTCATAAAATCTAATGCTTGGTTTATTAGCGAAAAATCTTAATAACATTACATAGTTTTCTTTCATATCATCTTCTAACATTTTCATCATTTCAGCACCAATATTTTTACCTCTATATTTTTCTAAAACGAAAAAATGTCTTAAAGTACAATGTCTAGGCTCTGTTTTTGTATAAGAAATAAACATAAAGCCTTTATCATCTAAAGAAAAAACTTTTGCGTTTTCTTTTTCCCATTGTTTTTCTATTCGCCAATCATATAAAGCATTTTTTAAATGACTTTTAGAACTTAAACTACCACCTTTAGTATGTTCAATTTCTTTTAATAATTGTTCCATTTCTTCTTCAGTTTTTATAATCATAGTCCCAACACTTTCTACTTGCGTTCCAATGGTGTAAGCCGTCATTAACCATTAACCATTTAGCTACTTTTGTAGCAACTATTTTATTAAATGGAGTACTTGTTATGTTTAATTTAGGTTTTAACCAAGCCCAAGTTTTATCATTAAATTGAAATAATCCTCTATCAGTTGTTCCATTTGTATTATGATTTATTGCATTTTCTCTGCCAGAACTTTCACAATAAATAATTAATAAAGGTGTTAAAGCTTCATCTATTCCGAATTCATCAACGATTAACTCAATATGTTGTTCTACTGAACTAACTTTATATTCTATTTCTTTACACTCTTTATATTCAAATAAAATATCTGGAGTTAAAAAAGTGTAAGGTATAGCACAAGTGATTAATAACTCTAACATTTAATCTATTTTTTTAGCTTTTTTTAAGTTGTTCAATAAAATGAACACCTTTTTTCATATGTTCAAATACCATTTCTTCGCCAATTTTATAAATTAACTTTGGCGTATCTCCAGTATATTCTATTGCAACAAACTCTTTTTCATTTGCCATGTATATAAGTATAATATATTTTTCAGATAAATTACAACAATTCTAGATTTGCCCAACCTTTTTCATTTATTGTAAATGTTAAAACTGCAGGGTGGCTCCATAGTCCTGTTCGTTCTGTAAAGTCAATACTTTTATCTAAACTAGGTGCTTGAAACCAAGCTCTATCGCCTTGATATTTAGCTCTAAAATGATGATAATGTCCTGTAACTAATATTTCTGCTTGACCGCTAGGTAAAAAGCCATACATTTGTCCTTTCCACCAATTTTCTATCTTAACTTCAGGATTAGAGCCACTATTTCCAGTCATATGTCCATGAGTCCAAGCACAAGTTTTACCTTTAACTTTTAAGACTTGATGAAAATTATCTGGTACTTCTACTATTACTTTTTTATATCGTTCTTTATTTGCATTCATTATTTCTTCACATATTTGAAAATGCATAATATCAGAGTTATCTAATCTATTTGTAAATACATTACCTTTAGAACTTCTTGTCATTTCGCCATGATTTCCTGGAATTCCTGCTAAAACTAATTTATCTGCATGAGGTAAAAATGTATCAACTGTTTTCATTATCATACTTCTAGCTAGTGCATATTGTTCAATTAGTGATAAAGAAACATTATGAGGTTGGCTATCAAAGAAAGCAGTAGTGCAATTTTCAGTTAAATCGCCTAATCCTACCATATAAATTTCATCTATTTGAACTCCTACTTTTCTTAAATCTTTTATTCTATTTACTGCGTCTTGTAAGGCAATATCGTATCTATTTATAGTATTTTCTACTCCAAAATCTTTTTTTCCTAGTTGCCAATCAGCCATAAAGAACATAAAAGCAGTATCTCCACCTAAAGTTTTAGGTTTTAATGGTGTTTTTTTTGATATATGTTTAATTAATTCTTTAGTATATTTATCTCTTTTAGGATTTTTTCTTTGAACTATTCCTTTAAAAGCATAAAAAGTTTCAACAACTCCACCTTTTAATTGAGCGTTCCAACTACTAGCTCTAACTGTTCCTATAATTTCATATTCTTTTGGGTCAAAGCCCCAATCTAATAAGATTTCATCATATTTATTTCTAAAATTAGGGTCAGTTCCGACATGAGTTATTTCTCCAAGACCAGTTTCATCATTGATTTCTAAGCCTGGTTGCCAACCTTTTTTATAAAAGTTGTTGCCCCATTCACTAGGTGTGTTCTTATTCGCCACAGTAAAATCTTAGTAGAAAATACTAATTTTTTTGTTATTTTTAAAAAAAATTCGAGAGAAGTAAGTATCGCGGTAGTTATTTTTTTATAAAATACTTGTTTTAGTTGTTATCTCTAGCCAAGAAGCATAATATATAGGTATGTTAGATAATAAGGAGAACAAAATGAAACAAGAAAAAAACCTAAAAAAAGTTAAAGTTGTAAAGCATTGGGAGAATGGCTCAAAGCACTATGAAGATTGCCCAACAGTAAATATTGACTTTTACGCACAATTTGAAGGAAAGTGCAATTGTTACGATAGAAGTACAAAATTCAATGGTTGGAAGATTTCAGACTTAGATATTTGTTCAATGGAAGCTAGAGCTGAAATATTTGATAAAAGATTAATGTATAAGACAAGAACTCAAGGATATGTACAAAATCATTGTTCACAAGGTTGTGCAGAAACTTGGAAAAAAGATTATTGCTAAGAACAATAAAATTAAAAAGAGAGGGGCGAAAGCCCCTTTTTTTTACATTAAAACATTAACTAAAGTAGCAATAGATATTCCTGCAATTATCCAACCATAGATTTCAGCTCTAGTAGGTCTGGTATTAATATCTTTTTGTAATTCATCTAATTTATTAAATATCTTTTCAATATCTAGCATAATTTTTGCAGTCATTTCCTTTTGTGTATATCCGTTATTTTCTGTCATTACAAAAATCACTTCCATATTCACAATCGCATAATTGAACAAAACTTCCGTCTGGTTTTTGTGTAACTAAACACATATCAGCCACCTAATTTAATTAATATTTCAGTTATTGCTGAATTTAATTCTTGTTCTCTTACTGCTAAATTCATTAAATCATCTTTAGCGTCTAATATTTGTACCATTAGTACTGCAACTTCTTGTTGTAAATCGTTCACTGTCTTAAACAACCAAGCTACTAATCCTGCTAAACCACCTTGCAGTATTTGGTTAAGATTGACAGTTGCTTTCATTATGCTTCAAATGTTTCTTTTGGCTTATATTGCTCTAATGCGTGTTGTATTACAGTAATAAAACTAGATAAAAAAGCTACGCCTAGCAATTCAATCATATCTGCGTCAATTATTCCTGAACTATTTGCAAGATATAAAGATATAGCAGATTGCAATCCTGTTCTAAAAGCTTTTGAAAACATAAATTTCCAATATGCTTTCCAATTACCTTTTTTCACTTATTCCTCCTCAGGTTTAAATATTTGTGTCTGCTTTTTATTATACAAAGGACAACTTTTGTTCGCACAAATTAGGTAGCCATTTTTAATAATATATTTAATCAAACATTTATGACAGAGCATGAAAACTCCTCTAGATTATATTTTTGCCTTTTACTAAAGCTAATAAAATGCCTAATTGTCCTGATATATGAGATAGTTTTTCGTCTTGTTCATCAATTAATTTTTGCATTTCTGAAATATTTATAACATGGTCTTTTGCTTTATTATCTGGTCCTAAATTAATTTTAGATATATTTATAGTTACCTTTTTACCTTGTAATAAAACTGCTGAAACTTTTCTATACATTTGTTCATATGCTTTTCTAGATTGTCCTACCATGCCGTCTTTACTTAAATCTAAATCTTGTTGTGTATTACCAACTAAGATACAACCAGAAGTATGTTCATCTGTATTGCCAGAGTGTATTAATATATATTCAAATTCAGGTACATCTTGTAGCCATAACATACCATAATGAGCATTTTTATATCTTTCAGAATATCTTTGATGAAAACCACCTACTTTTCTAAATTTAATTTCATAAGAGCCCTCTGGAATGCAAGTTTCATGCATAACTTTGACTGCTTGATATTGGTCTTCTAATGTATAACACTCAAATTTGCCGTCAATAAATAACAAGCCATTTGTAGCGTCATTACCAAATTGTGTCCTAATTAGGTCTATTTGCATTATTCAGGTTTAGGATTATCAGCCTTAACTTGTGCTATGTGGTCTGCCCAAGTAGTTGTTCCATTAACACTATCCCAATATTGCATATCAAGTTGGTCTGCTATTGAGCCATAAGCCTCTTGCCTAGCTTGAATGTATCCAAACTGTTGTTCATTCCACATAGAATTAGCTTTATCAATAATTGCTTGGTCATAATCAGCTTGTGAAAATTCCAATCTCTCATTATTAACTTGCTTGTACATTGGTTTAGCGTCCTCAACTTCTTGAGTTGCTATAACTGTTAGTTCTTCTAATGTTGCCATATCTCTCCTATCTTACTATATATTTCTTATACTTACTTCTTTAAACCATATAAAGTGAATGTTGAACCTGTATTAATATTGCCACCTGAAGTGTAGAAATATATTCCGTCATTAGCTTCAGTTACAGTTAATACACCACCACCCTGTTTTCCTGATAAATTTCCTGATGCATTTCTACCTACATTTTCATTAGTTATAAAAGAATATTCACTTGCATTATTAAAGTTAAATAAATATAAAGTTGCATTTTGTATTTCACTTGTTCCTGTGCCACCTTGTTCCATTCCAATAAAAGTTTGATTTGTATTATGATTTTCAGTAAAAGTTGCATCTGTTCTTAAAGCTAACATAGCTCTATCATAATTTGAAGTTGTGTTTGGAGTACCACTAGCAGTAAATCTTATATATAAAGTTCTACTATCTGTTGCCATTCTCACATTAGTCAATTGCACCATATACACATCATAAGTGCTATCAATACCTGTTAAAGTTACACTTGCAACTGATGAGCCTGTTACTGTTTCCTCATTTAACTTAATTAATGCACTTGCCATTTATTTCACTCCATATACAGATATTTCTACATTTTCAAAAGTTCTTGAAGGGTCAGATAATATATGTATTCCTGTAATTTGTTCTTGTACTTTATGAACTTGTACCATATTAAAACCCTGTAATTGACTAGAAGCATTTGCATTTACTGATACAGTTTTTGCAAATGTATATCTATTACTATTATATGGTTGATAAATATAAGTTATTGCAACTCCACCTTCTGCTGTTAAATCTCCTGTAGAACTTGATATACCTGTCATATATGTTTCATTAGTATTTCTACTTTCACTAAATGAACTAGCTGCAACCATTCTTAAACCTGCACTATCATATTCTGCACCACTAATAACACTACCTCCACTATCTATTAATCTGTATCTATAAAAAGGTGCAGAGGATACTACATCTGATTTACCTAATATTACTGCATAAACATCATAGTCATCATTAAAACAATTTGTAACTGACAATGTACTAACAGAAGTTCCTGTTGCAGTTTTTATTAATTCTAAATTACCAAATGACATAATCTAACTATCTAAAATTCCATATAAACTTGCTTTAAAAGAAGTATAGTTACCACTACCTGTTTTAATTCTTATTCCGTCAACTAGACTAGCTTGTGGTAACAATGCCTTTCCAAAAGTTATATTTTGAACACTATCATTTTGTGTAACAATTGTTTGTTGCGTTAAAAAACTAAACTTTGTACTATCACCAAGATTATAAAAATATACATAGCCACAAGATTTTTCATTAGTAGCGTTACCACCATTTTGATTAATTTTCATATATCCTAAACCTGTACTTCTATTTTCGGAATATGCACCGTCAGTTCTACCTCTTTTAAATGCGTGTTGATAAACGCTAGAAGTTTCTAAGGCACCATTTTCGTATAATTGTATTTGAAACTCCTCAACATTATCACTTGCAGTTTGGAAGTCATCTAAAGTTAGAAAGTGTACATTATATCTGCTTTCTTGTATAGAAGTAAAATCAATATTTGCAACATCTGAACTATGACTTTGAGTTTCAATTAACTGTAATCTTCCTAAATCTTTAGTCCATTTATTATCTGCTATAAGGTTGTTAATATCATTAGGATCAAACACACCTGTATTATTACCAAAACTTTGTGTTGGCTCTGCACCTTTATATCCATATTTCAAATCATCTGCCATTGTTATACCACCTTATATAAAGTAAATGTTCCTGTTTCAATAGTTCCAGTTGATTGATATATTCTTATACCATTACAACTTTGTGCAACTGTATGAACTAAACCACCTTGATAAGAATTATTACCACCAATACCTGATGATTGTACACTTTCTAAAGTTGCAAAACTATACTCTGAACTTGAATTAAAGTTATAAAGGTACATAATAGCATTACTATTTTCTGGTAAAGCCAATCTAGGTTGTGCAAATATTCTTGAACCACTTTCATTAGTTGCATCTCTATTAGAAAAATTAGCATTAGTTTTAAATTCTTTATAAGCTCTGTCATAATTTGATGTTGTATCTGGGCTACTAGAAACTAAAACTCTAACATTAGTTGTTTGTAGCCCTGTACTACAAGTTAAACCACTAATAGTAACCATATATACATCATCAGTAGTTGTTCCAATCAAATCAACTTGTGAAACTGAACTTGTTACTGTTTCTGTTGCTACTTGAATTAATTGTCCTGCCATTAGCTATCTACTCTCAATCCATAAGTTCTTACTGTAATATCTGTAAAAGTTCCTGATAATGGTGTAAATATTATTCCTGTGCAAGATGTTGTTAGTTTTAAAACACCTATTGATTTTGTTGACATAAGTGGTATTCCTGCACCACCATAATATAAACTCTCTTGTCCTA